CTCCGTCGATGAAGAGGATTCTAGCACTTATATCAATTCATTGGGCGATGATGCGAGACTAAGTGTTCTTGCTACTCTTGCTAGAACAAGACGTGGCTTCGGAACCGATCTTGTTAGTCCATTAGTGGGTAAGAGTGCTGTGGACAAGACTGCGGCTCGCCGGCTGTATATCGATCGGATACTCGAAGTGGTCAGCAAATCACGCGTCGCTAGCCTTACTCCTTTGCTTGACGCTGAGATCGTTCAATCTCAGAAAGTTGGGCCTCTGAGTATCATGTTGCCATACTCAGCCAGGAAACCGGAATTAATGAGGTACTGGGCAAAACCGACAATGTCGGCCGAAGCCAGATTCCACCTGGAAATAGCCTATCGACGAATTGCGCAAAGGATTCCTAAGCATCGATTAAGTCCTGTGTCTTTGGACGCTGCCTTCAAGCAGATGCCTAAAGGAACTAATTTAGGTGCACCCTTCTTTAAGAAGAACGCAGAGTTATACCCACAACTGCTAAATTTAGCACGTTCAATTGAAAGGGGTGGTTACCAACAAGAGCAGCCTATCAGCCCATGTATGCTTTATTGGCGAGGTCAAAGCACTGGCCTCACAACACCCGTTAAACAGAGGGCCGTCTGGGGTTATCCACACAAATATTCCCTGGAAGAGTTACGACTCATGGTGCCATTAATCGAACTGTTTAAAACGTTTCCGGAGTTCGCGGCACTTGTTGGGTCTAAAGCCGTAAATGAACGAGTCACTGGAATGCTGAGAAGCGGGAAAGTGAAAACTAGTGTGGATTTTAGTTCATTTGATCAATTTGCCAGAGCACTAGTGCCGATGGCGTTCGATCTAATGCGGTTGGCATTCAAGAGAGAAGCTGCTAGACTAATTGACTTAGTGGAATGGTGGTTCCTCAATATTCCGTTACTGACACCTGATGGTATCCTAAATGGTATTCATGGTGTACCATCTGGTGCTGGGCCTACCAACTGGGTAGACTCCATGGTCAACTGGTTATCGGCTGAAGCTGTCGCCAGCGGCTTGTCGACTAAATTAGATGATGCATTGTTTCAGGGCGATGACGGAGTATGGATATATAGTACTAGTCCAAGCGTGGAAGATATCCAAGGATTCATCAGTCAATTTGGTATGTATGTTGGAACCGATAAAGGAGGCCATTCGAGTGACACAGTGTTATACCTTCAGAACGTTCATATGGTTGATTACATAGTTGACGGTTTAAATGTCGGCGTACGGCCTTTGGAGCGTGCTTTATCGGGCATGCTTGGATTTGAAACTCCAAGGGACAAGTCATGGCGACCTGTTGACACGACGTTTAGATGGTTACAGCAGGCGGAGAACTGTCGTTTCCACCCGGATTTCAAAAGACTTGCGCGACTCCTCTTTCAGAATGATAGGCTGTTAAGAGAATTTACAATTAGGGAGTTAATCGACCTAGGCGGAGGCTTAACGGAAATCGAAGCCAGGGAGAAGACAAAGGGTTTCCCTTACGGGAAAGAGCCATTGAGCAATTTAGCGCAATTCGCCATTGTGTTAGAGATAGATTTGTTAAGGAAGGAGCA